AACTATAGGAGAAGAACCTTCACCAGTTCCACTAGTAACTGTAATTTGATTTGCAGTTCCAGTCAGGTCTCTTACATAATCTCCAGTAGTATCGGTTCCAAGACCAACGGAGTTTGGTTGAATTGTTGCTGCTAGAGATACATTACCAGTTCCATTAAAACTAACTGCAGAAGCAACAATATCTCCCGTGATTTGAAATGTTCTGGAATTTTGTAACGCTGTTGATACTCCAGCTACTCCAGCGTAAGTAGAAACTCCTGCATTAACTGCATAACTAGAAACCCCGGCTAAAACTGCATAACTAGAAACTCCAGCATTTGTCGCATAGGTAGCAACTCCGGATACTACTGCATAACTAGAAACTCCAGCTAAAACTGCATAACTAGAAACACCAGCATTAGTTGCATAGGTAGCAACACCAGCTACACCAGAATAAGTTGAAACGCCAGTTAAAACAGAGTAAGTAGAAACTCCTGATACTTCAGAGTAAGTTGCAACACCCGCAACTCCCGCATAAGTTGAGACACCTGCCAGAGCTGCATATGTGGCTCCACCTGCATTAGCAGCAAAAGTTGCAAGACTAGATACTCCCGCATTAGTTGCATAAGTTGCTACTCCAGCTACACCTGCATAAGTTGAAACACCAGATAAACCAGAATAAGTTGATACTCCAGATGTTACGGCATAAGTAGAAACTCCAGAAATTTGTGCATATGTAGCTGCATATCCAACAATTACATTATTTCCAACTGAAATCGTAACCCTTCCAGCACCATCTGGACCACTACATACAATATTTTCACCAAAGTTTAATTCTTGTGCTACGCCTCTTCGTACACTATCATCTAAGACTTCTACACCAGCGCTTGTTGCAACTACATTTTCTAATTGACTTCCATCACCAATAAATTGAACTGCGGTAATAATTCCGGTAGATGTTATATTTCTTACTTCTAAATGTTCTGTGGTTGTAATTCCTGTATTGAGTACTCCACTGACGTTAATTCTTGGAGAACCTGTTAGATTTTTTGCAAGTGTTGAAATTCCTGCAGTACTTGCATAACTTATTAGATTATTTCCATCCCCAATTACACTGTAAATTTCGGTAAAATTACTATTAATTTTACCCATTGCAACTCTCAATGGATCTCCCTGACCATCATTAGGGTTGCTACCAGTGTTGATCCCGAGTTTAGCCATTGATTTTCCTCAGTATTTCCCTATTTTTATATTTATTGATGCTTATAACTAGTAGTAGAATTGATAATAGATATGCAATTCAATTTTCATTTCGGTAAGAAGAAACCAGATAAAAAACAACTTATAATTGTAGGAGTTGTTGTATCAACAATAATCGCAACATTATCTCAATGTACTGGAGTATCTGAAAATGGACTTTGGGATTTATTGGATGAGATTCAAAGAAAGTATATGCCACAAGGTATTCTTAATGAGATTATACTACAAGATCCAGACAAAGTAAATCGCAGAGTTGGTAGAGATGTTGATAAAGCTATACGAGATGTAACAAAAGAATATGATCGTATTATTGATGAGTCGGATAAAAAATATCAACCACGATACATTGAAGAAAAAAATGATGAGACTTTATGTTACACCGAAGACTGTAAAAAACTTGCACCGCCTATGAGAATGTGTTCTCCAGTTTTTGATGAGATTGATTGTCCTCTAAGGTCTGAAGATAAATAAATAACATTATAAAAGTACTTTTATTCTAGAAAGATGAGAGCAGAAGAAATCAGGGGTCTCATGGAGGCCTATTCAAAAATTCATGAGACTCCCGAAGTTCTCAATGAACAAACAGAAGATTTGCACGAGATTGGTGTAAATTTTGGTGGACAAGCCGCAGTAAACAGGGTCAGAGCACAGGCTGCTCAAGAAAGAAAATCTGCTGCTAGAATTGATGCTCTAAGACAACAGAGGTTTGGAAGTGGTGGATCTCCTAGTGCTTCAAAACCCACTACATCTTCTACCGCAAAACCACAACCACAGATGAAAGGTCTTTCAATTGGTCAAGGTGGGTTTAGAGTCAATAATAAACCAGTTAATCCTGGAATGTCTCCTATTTTTAAAAGACCTGGACAAGAAACTCCCACACCGTCTGCAAAACCTGCTGCGGCTCCTGCACCAAAACCTGCTGCCGCTCCCGCACCAAAACCCGCTGCAACAAAACCTGCTGCCGCTCCCGCACCAAAACCCGCTGCACCAAAACCCGCTGCACCAAAACCCGCTGCGGCTCCTGCACCAAAACCCGCAGAAGCTCCAAAGAAAACTTTTAATCCACTGATGCAAAAAACTTTTGGATATCAAACCGGATATGCACCAGATCAGGTTAAAGGTAATATTAAAAAAATGGCTCAAATGGCCTCATTAAAGAATATCTCTGCGGGAGTAGATATCTTCGATCTAGTCAAAGGACACCTTCTAGATGAAGGTTATGCGGACTCAGAAGAGGGTGCAATGGTTATTATGGTCAACATGAGTGAAGAGTGGAAAAACTCAATTCTAGAGTCTTATGGAATTGAATTGGATGAAGCATCTTAAGTAAATATATAATTTAAAATAATTCAAGAGTCCGTCAAACGGGCTCTTTTTTTGTATCTAAATAAATTTTAGTGATATAAAGATCTTCTAATGATTAAAAAACTTTGGAATTTCGTTTCCAATTGGAAAAAAGAAAGAGACTTTAAAAAAAGATTAAAGGCTTTACAAAAACGTGATCCGTTTATTTACAAGTGATTAAGTGGGGGATATCATCAAACAGTCATAATGCTGCCTTAAGTATTTTTGATGATGACAGTTTGATCTTTGCAAGTTCTAGTGAAAGATTTAGTAAGATTAAAAACGATTCTCATATCAATGAGGATTTGATTGACCATGCGTTTTCTTTCGGAAATCCTGATGAAATTTACTGGTATGAGAATCCAAAACTAAAAACACTTAGACAGTTATTTTCTGGACAAGGATTTACTGTAAATGAAAATAATATATCCAAGTATATTTTCGATAAGACTTCACTGAGAGTTCCAATAAAATATACAAGTCATCATCGTAGTCACGCATCTTCTGGATACTATACGAGTTCTTTTGATAACGCCGTCATAATAGTTTTAGATGCAATAGGTGAGTTTGAAACTTTTACAATATGGAAAGGCGAACAAGATAAACTTACTAAAATATATTCCCACTCATATCCATCCAGTTTGGGTTTATGGTACTCTGCAATGACTCAGAGGTGTGGTTTGAAACCAAATGAAGAGGAATACATTCTTATGGGAATGTCCGCCTTTGGAGATCCATCTAGACTCTTCTCAGAGATACTCAACGACTTCATTGAACTATCAGAGAAACATCCATTCAAAATTAAATACAATCTCCATCGAGGATGCAAATCTTGGAGATCAGATCTTTGTTCTCAAAAAGATCTTTTTGATATTGCCGCAGCAACTCAAAAAGTATATGAATTTTTATTTGAAAGAGTTTTAGTGAAGTCATTATCACTAACTAAGAGTAAAAACTTAGTGTTAATGGGTGGGTGTGCATTGAACTGTGTCGCAAATTCGATTTGTTATAAGTATTTTGATGATGTTTGGATTATGCCTGCACCTGGAGATGATGGTAGTTCAATCGGATCTGTACTATCTCATACTCAAAGACACATTGAATGGCCTGGACCTTACCTGGGATTTGATCTTGGTTATCAATCATCCAATGATGAAATTGTCGATTATCTTATAGAAAACAAAATATGTGGTATTGCTAGAGGACGTGCAGAATTTGGTCCTAGATCTTTAGGTAATAGAAGTCTAATTGCAGACCCAAGAGGAGATCATATTAAAGATCTAGTTAATTCAGTTAAAAAAAGAGAACTATTCAGACCATTTGCTCCCGTAATTCTGGAAGAGATGGCTAATGAATACTTTGAAATGCCTACAAGTAAGACTCCATACATGCAGTTTACAGTGAAGTGTAGAAGGCCAGATTTATATCCAGCGATAGTTCATATAGATAATACGAGTAGGGTTCAGACATTATCAAAAAAGGATAACCCAGAATTCAGAAAACTTTTAGAACTATGGTATGAAAAAACTGGATGTCCTATGTTATTGAATACTAGTTTAAATATAAAAGGAGAACCTATTATTAACGATCAATTTCAAGTTAATCAGTGGGAACAATTACATAAAATAAAAATCTGGACATGAAAAGAATACTACTAGCTTTTGGGGATAGTCATACTGCTGGTGCAGAAATAGACAGACAATATTCAGGATCATGCCACGATAAGGCTTATCCTGCACATATTGCTAGGCATTATGGTTTTGATTGTGAAAACTTTGCTGCTAGTGGTGGTAGTAATGATTGGATGATTAGACAATTTATGATCAGAATTCAACATGCTTTAATAAAAAATCAAAAGGTATTTGTTCTTTGTAATTTCTGCGATCCCTCTAGAACTTATATTAAGTTACCAGGGAAGATGAATCACTGTACATCCACTCTTTTATTGCAAAATGAGGGAACTAAAAAAGAATTATTAGTTGATCCGGACTTTATTCAACCTTATGAGAATTATTTAAAGACAAACACGGATGAATTTTTAAATTATAAATCTTTATCTCAGATTTTTATAATACAAACGATATGTGATCAGTACAGTATACCATATGTTTTCCATACAAGCACGCATTGGTATGAAGGAAACTGGAACTTAATAAGTAAGAAAAACTTTTTTGGTCACCATCTAGACAAAAGATTAATTTATAAAAAATCTGATACATACGAAATATATCGTCATTATTCTTTCTGGGGTGTTGCCAGTCTTCATCCTGATTGGAATCATGTTCAGAATGATCCAAGATGGGCTATGCACTATCCAGAATCTTTTCATGAGTTTTGGGCTAAAAAACTGATCAATTTCATTGATAAACAAAAGATACTTGACACAGCCCCATGATTTGCAATAAAATAACTCTGTCCGGGTTCAAAGGATAAATAAGGCTCAGTGAATTCTAGAGCTTTATGAGCTATGAAAATCCTTGGCTCTACAATGGAGAAATTTTTGAGTCTGATCATATTCAAGATAATTTTGGTTTTGTATATCTTATACATTGCAATCCAACTAATCGTGACTATATTGGTAGAAAGTATTTCTGGAGCTTCCGCACACCGAGAGGAAAATCTAGAAAAGTTAAGTCAGAGTCCGATTGGAAACGCTATTACGGCTCCTGTCCTGAGCTCAAAGTCGAAGTTGACCTTTGGGGGAAGGAAAGATTTACTAGAACAATCCTTAGTCTCCACAAAACAAAAGGACAGTGTAACTACGAAGAAACCAGACAGTTATTCATAAATAATGTCTTGACAGAGGCCCTTGACACGGGAGAACCCCGATACTACAATAGCAATGTACTTGGTCGTTACTACAGGAAGGATTACTTTCATGGAAAACCAACTGATTGATAGTGTTGAAGATCTAAAAGATAGTATCATTGACCGAATCCATTACCTTGCAGATATGGGTGACTATCTCAATGCATGTGCGGTTTATGAGGAGTTTCGAGAAAGTATTTTGATTTCTGATCAATGACTAGTTGCTAAAAACTAAATAATCACTTATGATGATAAAAGCCCACTTATGTGGGTTTTCTTGTAATGAGAAAGTGAGTGAAAATTAGAGCCGTGGAAAGTGCCCTTTGAGAAAAGGGTGTACCCCCTTTCTATACGGATGTAGAGTTCAATTAATTTTAATGCTAAACTTCTTTACTGTAGCCGTTCCTCTCGTAGCGATGGTTACAACCAATACGGCAACACTGCCATTCCAGAATTACAAGATGCAAGGGCCTCCACCTCCAGTTGAGGAAAAAGTCCCCTTTTCCGTTATTAAGGAATTTGATCTTGTTAATGATCAGAAGACAGCAATCCGCGAGGTTGCACTACCAAAGCCAAAAGAGAAAAGGCTAATTTGTAAAGGGTGTAATGAATATGAGAATGCTACCTTGGAGTATTTCCAAGATCGTGGTATTAAAGACAGAAACGCCCTTGCTACCATCATGGGTAATATTCGTCAGGAATCAACTTTTATTCCTAACATTTGCGAAGGTGGTAGTAGGACCAGTTGGCATAACTGCGGCCGCGGTTATGGACTGATCCAATGGACATCTGCCAATAGATATTATGGATTGGGTGATTTTGCTAAGAGGTATGGTGGTTCGCCATCATCACTTCATACGCAACTTCGTTATCTAACGACTGAGGTTCAATGGCAACGTATTGAGGACAGGATGAAAACTCCCGGTAAGTCTATCAATCGTTACATGGACTATGCGTATAGTTGGATTGGTTGGGGGCATCATGGTGCTCGTACATCATATGCACATGATTATGCCAACCGACTGA